TAACCTCCTTAATGGAGAAGGTGACGTTGGTCACTGCGAGGGTTAGGTCCCTCATTTCCTTGGTCGTTAGTCCCAGGTTAATCGCCGTCACGCCGAGCTGAGCATTTATCTCTTTAGTCGAGCTGATTATGGCCAGGCCGGCAACCCCAACAGCGGTAAAAGCAGCGCCCATGACCCTCATGCCCTTCTGGACTTTCGCAGTCTGCTTCTCCAGGTCGGTAAGCTCACCCTTTACCTTGTTGCTCCCATCGAGAGCAACCTTCCCGAACAATTCGAACACGTTCATTTCGTTTTACCTTTTTTGCTCGCTGCGGTTAAGATATCTTCAGCCTTTTTAATAGCATCCTCCGCCGTTACATCCGATGTCTCGACGGTATCAGGCTCTCCGGACAGGCCAAGCGATTCGAGGTATTGCTTGAAGTTCTTGTCTCCGCCGGCCCCCATCTGGAAGCCCACGAAGGCGGCCAGGATAAGTTTTTCCCTCGCTTCCTCGTGCTTTATCTTGAGTGCCAACTTAACCATCTGCGCGAAGCGAGTGAAAAGAAGATTATGAACAGTCTCGTCGGTCCAACCATAGCGAGACTGAATTAAGTCAAAAAGACTGGCTAACCCGGACTCCCCACCTTCGACACCAGCTGCGAGACACGTCCGAAAAAATCCCTGATGTCCTCCTGCTCGATAAGTGCTTCGATGATGTCGATGACCGTTGTAGCTGACATGACCGTGAACTCCTCTTTGGTCTTGCCAATCAGGTCGGCCATCCAGGCTTTCAGGTCTTCTTCTGTCTCGGTAAACATGCTTTGCATTATGACCATGCCAAACTCCGTGGGGTCAGGTTTCTTCTTCGCTGACATAGCCGTGGCGAGCTCCGCCCGCGTTCCCTTTGTCACCTTGCTCAGCATACGAGCGACGGCGAAGACGTCCGTAACGATCAGGGGTCTAACCTTGATTTCCATTTGGTCCTCCTTCCGATTATTTCTTGAGAAATACCTTAGCTTGCCGGGTAAACAATTTGCCAGGGTTCGGTATCCAGGTCGGTATTAAGATAGTGCGCAGTGAAAGTTATAGCCGGCACCGCTTCATCTTTAGGCGCCAGCGCCAGACTCAACCCGGCGTCACAGAGAGCGTTGGTGATTATGACGATGACCGGGTTGGTCTTGCCGGTGAGCGTCCCCACGATGGCCACATTACCGATATAGGCGGCGTCCTTGATAAGGTACTTGTACGCCTCCGTTGTCTCACCACCGATGACGGCGGCGGCAGATACGTAGTAATAGGTGGCGGTGATCGCCTTCCCGTCCTCGGGTGCAACAACGAATTGAATAGAACCAGCCGCATAGTCTATCGTGTAATCGGTAAGTAGAACCTGAGTCCCTCTATCGGCTACAGCAATGGTTTCGCTGTTCTCCTGCACCGGTGAATGGTCCAGGGCGAAAACCAATGTCTCACCATCACCATTTCCGACCGCTTCATCCTCTTCCAAGGTAGTACCCGAGGAATATATCGCCCCGGCTATCGCCCTCCGCAGATTCTCCGCGGTCAATTCCAGCATGTTGGCCTTGATGGTGGCCGCCACCTCTTCCAGCCGTCTCATGCCCTTGACCGGGCCTTTCGCCCCGTCTGCCTCCATCTTCCTGATGGTCCTGGCCAGCTCGAAGGTGTTACCACCGCGGGTAGCACCGAGAAGCGTGCCGGGACTATCGGCATCTATGAAGTTGAAGTAGACGGCGCCGGCGTCGATGAGCAGTCTGTCAGGGCTATCTGTGCTTACTCCATGTTTAACTACTGCCATAATTCACCTCCATTTATTAACTCCGCTCACTAGGCCGCCGGGTATTCGATGGACCACGGCTCAGTGTCCAGGTCGGAGTCGGCATAATGAGCCGTAAAGACCAGCTTGATGACCGCCTCATCCTTGGGGTTCAAAGCGAGGCTGAACGGCCCGTCGACCAGCACGTTACTCAGCACGCAGATGATGGGTTTGGCGGTGCCGGAGAAGCCGGTTATCGTGCCTACCAGGGCGACCTTGCTGATATAGTCGCTGTCGTCAATCTCAGCGCCGGTGATGACGTGATCCGCCGCGGCCGAGCCGGCTAAAGCTATAAGCAGGTTGGCCTCAGTAATCTCAATCAGGTTGACGGTGAGGGTGGCAACGACCTCCTCTACCCTCCTGAAGCCCTTGACTGGCCCCTTGGCTCCATCCGGATCGATACGCCTGATTGTCCGGTTAACCTCGAAGACGTTACCCCCCTTGGTCGCCCCGAGCAATGTTCCCGGCGCTGCTACGCTGGTCCAGCCGGTATAGACCGCTCCCGCATCTATCAAGATACGGTCCGGTGTGTTCGCACTAACCCCGTGTTTTACAACTGCCATTTCCTTTTACCTCCAAAAGTTATTTAGTCCCTCGAGGGGCTCTCGCCCCGATATTTATCTGCTCAATATTCCTGCCACCTCCGTCTTCCTGTAGTACCGGAGATTCCACATAGTTGCGTAGTGCCATATCCCCTGCTCAGTTTCCGGAATAAACGCATCGGTCTGAAGCCACAGCCTCCCGCCGGCGATATCTGTGGTAGATGGCTCGAGTTCGTCCAGCAGCTCTATTATCCTCTTCCTGATGGCCAGTATCGCATCGGCATTCGGGCTATCGCTCCAGATGTCCAGGTAATAGGTCGCCTGGCGCATCACAAACGGCTCGGCCGCGACGACGTCAATCCGGTGGACCAGGTAAGGGAACTCAGCGTCCGGCTCCGCCCAGGTGTGGTACAGGCGGACCGTCCCGCCCATGGCCGCTTTCAGGGTATCATCTGCAGTCAGCAGGCTGAAGAGATAGGTTAGCAGGCTAGCTTGAGTATCTACGGCATCCATTTCTTTCCGAATATCCCCCTTATTTTAGGCATTGCCTTCTCGAAACTGACTCTCAGCCACGGCCTGGCAGCCATATTGCGGGTACCGAATTCAGTCATCTTCCCCTGAATCTTATCTGTGCCTACCATACCGACCACAGTCTTTCCCTCGCTTCCGACCGAGGTCTTAATATTTTGCCTCAACTCAGCTGTGGCAACCGCCGGAGGTTCACCCGGGGCGGAGGCGGTATAGGTTCGGCCGGTGCCCGGGACCTTGTAGGTCCGGCCGCTGCGGGTCCCACTGAGCGTCTCGAGCGTCACATTCCTGACCTCGTTGACCGCCTCGAGCATCAGCTTGCTCTGAGCATCATCGATAGCCTTGACCACCTTATCGGTATGGAACGTCAGTTTAACCTCGCAGCCATCAGCCATTACTTTCACCCACCATAACTACGGTAGTTTGGCCGAGTACCTGCGGAGGTTCCGCCAGCCCCAGGGTTTTTGCCCCCCAGATAAGACGGGTCTTCCCATAGGAGATGGAGACATTTCCACGGAATATGACCTTGTGGGTAACATGGCTCTGGAGCTGCTGGTAGACCGCCCGCGCCTTGGCATCGAGCGGGATTACCCGGGCGGAGACCCACTGCACCGGTTTCCAGACCACGGTTTCTCCGGTCGCCGTCTGGATGGTTGTTTTCTCCTGCACCTGGACGCGGTCTTTTAAGATATTCGATAACATTAGGGTTTCTCCTCAGATGCCTACCAGACAAACCAGGATGGATTTTCAGCGGGGTTTATGGTCGAGAAAAGGTAAAGTTACCCGAGACCTGTATTCACCCTCAGGGAATCGAGCAACCTCAAGGCTTCTGGAGGCATCTCTGACGGCTCCCCGTAGTCCACTGACCCCACTCCGGCGATATTCTCCGACTTAATACCAAGTCTATTATCGTACCAGAAGGCCACGGCCACCATGACGGCGGTAACCGCCTCCGGGACTAAAGCCTGGGTCGCCGCCCGGGTCTCTGCGTAGCCGGCGGTATATGTGACCACAATCTCATAATCGAGGGGCCAGACAACGAGATGGTACAGCCTCCCGATAGAGAGCCGCTCGGAGTAATCGGTCACCTCGTCGCCGTCCAGGGTAATGTTTGAAACTTCGGTCACGGGCTGCTTATAGAGTTTCAGGACCTGCCTTCCGTCCCCGATGTGAGTCTCGATTATTTCTTGAGAAATAAATGCCCGCCCGGTATAACCCTCGGCCTTTTTGGTGGCCGCGTTGATTAAGATTTCCAGGAGCGCATCGTCGTAGCTCTCGAAGGTATCGGCATCGGCGAGGGCA